GTGTATGAAGGAAAATAACGCATTTCTCTTTATTGGGGACATGCCTTCATTTGCTGGCTTGCTTGGCGAAGTTTTGGTCCTGACAACAGAAGACTGGACAAAATACACCGAACGCAAGAAGACAGGCGGAGTAGCGTCAAAAACCACCGAGACAATCCCATTGATGTACGACACAAAACATCGGATCAACTCAAAAATTTTGCATCAAAACTACGAACAATTTAGTATGTATATAGAAGAAATTGTTTCATCCACGTGGGAACACCTTGGAGAAGTCAAGACACAGCAAGCAATGCTCGCAAAACTAAACGCTGGAACAGTCATACCAAGGCACATGGATAAAGGCCCGTTGACAGCCAAAACGCACAGGATACATGTTCCGGTTATAACCAATGAAGGATGTATCTTCAATGTGGGTAACGAATCCATGAATCTAAAGTCTGGTCAGATTTGGGTTATAGACAATGTCAACAGATATCATAGTGTTGAAAATACAGGGCATGACGACCGTGTCCATCTAATCATAGACGCCATATAATGTGGGATAATATCTATTACATATGAAGCCAGAAGAAGACGACGAATACGTTAGCGAATACACAAGGTTTTTAAAGAACTCTCGTGGCGTTCCAGAAGATTTCCAAACGTGGGTACAAGACCTGCATGGTAGCGCAATCAAGAAGAAGAAAAAAAGAGACAACAACAAACCTTCAATAGACGAGGAACAGTAATGACACCATCAGAAGAAATGCTTTTGCCAGAGAACGTAGAAAAACTACGCATCCTCATGGACAAGTACGACAAAATGGCAGAAGAAGCCATGCTTGAAGATCAAAAGATGCGTCGCTCTATACAAGAAGACATCGAACAAGCAAAAAAGGGTTAACTCATGGAAAACCCAAGATTCTGGTACGGCGCAACGTTGCTCAAAGTCATTGACGGAGACACCGTCGAGCTGATGATCGATCTTGGTTTTAACATACACCACAAAATAAGAGTAAGACTCTATGGAGTAAATACTCCAGAATCAAGAACAAAAGACCTTGCTGAAAAAGAGATGGGACTAAAAGCCAAGCACTTTACTGAAGACTGGCTCACAAACCATAAGTGGGTTTTTGTAAACACTATCCCAGACAAGAATGACAAGTACGGAAGAATTCTTGCAAGAATATTCAGTTCCGACAAAGTAGATGATCCGACTACTGCATGTCTAAATAAGGACATTGTTCAAGCCGGATACGCACGCGAGTACTTTGGCGTTGGAGATAAAACATGGGAAGAGTTTAAGCAGAAGTGAAAAAGTTAATTGTTGCGTCAATCCTATTTATGCCTTTCTTGGCTTCATGTGGATACGACGGATCATATAGATACTCATGTCAAGACCCAAATAACTGGCAAAAGAAAGAATGCAACCCACCAATATGTACCCCAAGTGGAAGCTGTACAGAGTACTTAATTACACCGAGAGGAGGCCAATAGTGGCTAAGAAAAGATATTCAGGACAAGAATTACATGCAAGACTTATTTTCATCGTAGGTCTTGTCCTTGCCGTAGTATTTGCAGTTTGCGTATTTGGTTTTGTCTATGCATTGATGTTCATAACGCAGCCGATTGGTGCTCAGTCGCCCAATGATGCCGCATTCATTGATCTCCTGAAGACACTTACCGTATTTCTTACCGGTTCACTCGGCGGTTTAGTTATGTCAAATGGAATGAAATCTAAAAAAGACTCTGACGGCGATGGCATACCAGATGATGAACAGCAAACAGCAGCAAAAAAAGAACCACTTAAAAAGTAGTTGTTATAACAGATCCACTCCGGTGATTGTCTGGCGGAAGTTCACTTCTTACCAAACAGCGCAATAGCCATCTATCTGTTCCGTCGTAACGAGCATCAAAATTCTTACGCCCATGTATTGTTGAAGAGTTGTCAATAACAGCCAACTGTCCGGACTTCAATGTAAATTCCTTGATATTCTTTGCAATTAGCTTTTTAAACTCATCCAACGCAAGTTGAGCATCCGTGGTCACTCCATACATAACCGAACTATCATAGTTCAGCCTTATATAACCATCCTCTCGGCGCTGAATGACTGCAGTTTTAATTAGCTTGTCTTCTTCGCCGTTCATTCTAAAACTCTTATCGATTGACGTTACAAAGTCTTCTTTAGTTAACTCATAAAGCATTTCTGGCTCTGCAGAACCAAGAAGATCTTCCATGCACACGTATGTAGTGGCTGCGTTTTCATCCCCACGGAGACACAACAACATTACGTAGTCTGGCTTGTACATGTGAAAAGCTGTTTCGGTATGCAGTTCAAGTTCAACCCTTGAAGAGGTTGACATCTGCTCTTTTTCGGTTTTCTTGATAGGAAAAACATGCTGAACGGCATTCCCGTTTTGTTCTTGTAAATACGAAATGGGAAATCCATAATCTTTTGCTATTTCAAGCAACGATGATTCTGCAATATCCACATTTACATTGTCGTCTAGCAAAAATGGTGTTGGTGGGATTACGCCAATTTCAACATTGTCTATGATTTGTACGGACATAACCCCAATACTAGCGCACCGTTAGTACGTATTATTTTGTAATAATCTTTTTGCGTACTGGCAACCTCTTGTGCTTGACAATAGGCTTTTTTGAAACTGCTTTATTATTCACATAACCATTAACAGGTGGCGTTGTAGATTCCACCGCTACAAATACTTCTAATTTTTGTTCCGGAACAGAACTGGGCGCTTCGGCTTGTACTAATGGTTCCTCGACAGCGATTGGGGCATCTTGTTGTGGCAATGGATCATGCACCACAGTCTCAACGGCTACAACTACGGTTGTCGTGGTGGTTGTTGTCTCAATGGTTGTTGTGGTTCCGTCAAATTGGCGTCCATTGGAACCGTCGCAGGAGATGTTGCAGTCACCACTTGTAACAATGGGAGCCGTACTGGCACCTATGAGCGAATAGATAACCTCTCGCGCTTTTGAAAGATCTATCCCATCGTGCCAAATTGCCAAAGTGAAGTTTGGACGGTATCCGTTACCACCACTTCCATCCATTATTCCAATCCCTGCATACTGGCACTCACCAAAATAATCATACGAACCAGCAATAGCCATCCCCAGTGCTTTGTGACCGCCACTCCCGTAAGAGACAAGCCTCTGGTAGGCATCAGTCCCAACCTCTGTATCGATGATTGTTAAAGTTGTGGCCGAAGATGATGACGGCGCCTCAGAGTAAGACTGGCAAGCTTGAGCCAGGGCAATAGAGGGAGCAGTAACCACTCCAATAGTTAAAACTGTTATGCAAATTGCAAGTTTCGTAAAACGACTCATTTGATCCATCCTTAATACGTAGGTATGGACAGCATATAGACCTCTACGGAGATTTCAAACATGTGGCTGGCGAGGTAGGGCTCGAACCTACGACCCAGGGATTAACAGTCCCTTGCTCTGCCAACTGAGCTACTCGCCAATGTTTTTAAGCATCTTATTGTTTTTATATTGATTGTGACCCTGCTTATTCCCTGAGCTTTGGACAAATCGGCCTTTGGCAATGCAGTCCTGATTGTTGTCTAGATGTGTTCCCTCCCAAAGGTGCTGTGGGTTTACACAGGCAGGAACATCGCATTTGTGGCAGATAATCATTCCGGGTTGGATTTCACCGTTGAAGTGACGGAACGAAAATCGATGAGCGCTTTCACTCTTTCCGTTGAACCTAAAAGAGCCATAACCCCTGCTATTGAGAGCCCCAGTCCAAAGCCAGCAAGATTCTGTTTTGTTTACCTTCTGAAAGAAACGCTGTTCGTAGGTCATGTTCTTTGTCATATTCATTTCCTTGCGCGCCGGGTAGGACTCGAACCTACAGCCTACAGATTAGAAGTCTGTTGCTCTATCCGATTGAGCTACCGACGCATGACTACTAATCTATAACAGTTTTTGAACTGTATTTTGACAACATATCATCAAGTGCTTCATTTGGAGTTTCGCCAACACCTATGAGTTGTCCTGCCTCGGAATCAAACAGGTCCCACGCATCACAATCGCCACCGTGAAAGTATCCATCTAGGTCAACGTCCTCGTAATTGCCAATTGCTATCCACTTTCCGCCCTCGTAGATGCCGCTATATCGGGCCTGTCTAATCATTACTGGATACAGATCAGAAACGCTCGTGTACATAACAGGTGTCCTCTCGCTTCAGTTTTCCGGTCCTCAATAGCTTACGTTCTTTTACCATCTTCCGTCTGGAAACTTCGCTCAAAGCCTTCTGTCCATCCATCGTGATCCTGAACCTGGGATACCCAAGTTCGTCATTTCGTTCTAGGTAACCAACCGAGGTTAAGAAAGAAAATTCGGTATGAATATTGATCAGCTTTTGCCTATTGTCTAACTGGAATTTTCTGTACTCAGTTTTTGTTATGAACCCCGAACGCATTCTCGCATAACACAAAACAACATATGGTTTTCCGCCAAATCCGACACTGATAACTTCTTGCTTAGACAAGAAAACCTCAATCTTTCTGACGTGATTTTTTGTAATTATTAATCGCTTTAGATTTTCTAAAGATTTCGTCTTCGTCATTGTATCCATGGTTTACCAGAGAAACAAATAGTGAATCGCTAATTTCTTTTTCGTTTTGCAAAAGTTTTTGCAATTCTAAAATTTCGTTAGCCATATTCAACTCAAACGGAGATGGTGCGTATGACTCCATCACTCGCTCGACAGCGCTAGATGTCGCCAAGTGTTTTTTACAACATTCACAAAGTTCACACGTACAACAAAAACTGTTACATGTTTCACATTTATCTTCAGAGTGTGTGGTATCTGTCATTTGATTGGACATGCGCCAGTAGCACAATTATCAAGATCTAATTCTCCACCAAAAACTACTTCCTGCAAAGGTATCGAACTATCAATCTTGCCAAGCATCTTTTCGTACTCTGCTTTTGTGATCTCCTCGTATGGAGGTAACACGAAGTTGTGATCTACGTGGAGCAAGAATGAGACTGACTTAACGCTCTTATCGTAGTTCTCCGCCAACCAATCCTGGATTGCTGGAAGTTCTTCTTTTCGGTAATAGACAGTAACCGATACAGCGTTGTCAGCCCAAAGCTTCTGCATAGATCCAACTAGCTCAAGTTGCTGAACAGCAGTCATGTCTACAGCAAGCACAGAGCCCTCTGGCGACATGCAGGGGAAGTCGACAACATAACGAGTGTGATCCTCTCTACCATCGATTCCAATGTCCCACTGAATTTTGTAGCCACGCTTACGGCACGCATCAACAAGTGGATCCGAAGAGCCAAATCTGACTCGTCGCACATAGTAGGGAGCGTAAGCAGGGTGGATACCTGGAGTTACACCAGGAAGCAACGAAAGAGTTCCAGACGGCTGAACGGTTGTGAGGCGAACTGACGCCGGCCATCCACGCTCTGCAGAATAGTTCTTATCAAACTCCTGCAAATACTCATAAGCGGGTGACAACCACGAAACCTGCTCCTCCGAACATTGAAGAATTCCGGTAACAGACTGACCAAGTCGGGCATTCTTATTAACGATGTTCGTAGTCTTCTCGTAAGGATAAGCCATGCGAGTGATCTGCTTTTGCGTCTTATAGAGCAAGCGTGAAATTTCCTTGAACTGATCAAGAGATTCGACATTAGGCAAGAATATGGTTGCAAGGTTGCAAGACTCTCCATCGGCAAGCGCAATTTCTGCGCATGGGTTAAAACCCTCAATGGAGTTATCTGGTTTTGCTTCACCGATTCTGCCAAACTTCCGGGCGAGGCGACGATTGAGAAGTCCGTATGGCTCACCTGTTCCGTCATAGCCCTTCCACAGCTCCGGCATGATCTCGTCGTAGTAATCGGCATATATGGAGTTGTTTGAATTAGCACGCCATGCTGGGACATTGCCAGACGCCCAATTCTTTGCACGAAGGAACAGAACATCATCAGGATCACCCATTGCGATCTGCGCCGAGCGACGAGAAGAACCAGAAACGACAACTCGACCAATGATGTTACAAATATCTAGGACGTCAATGGAACGAAGTTTCTTGCCTTCACGATTCTGCATCACTTTCGCAATATCTGCAATGCCTTCAATAAGTGCTCCCGGACCAGATGCGGTACCACCAAAAGTCTTCAGTGGTGCGCCATATTCGCGGATCAAAATTGTTGAATAAGAGAAAGACTTACCAGTGTCAAAGTACGACTTCAGTACTGCGTGAAGCAAACGCTTCCATCCTTGACGCGAATCAGGAACAATGATGTCTGCGTCGTTGCTGCGTTCGTGTGTAATCGTTACGCCAACTTTCACTTTTGGAAGTTCATGAATCTTGGAGCGTTCTACAGAAAAGCCAACGCCGCCACCAAGCATCAAGTACTCAAAAAGCAACTCAAAATCCTCAATCTTCTCAATGTTCGTGAAGTAACAATTGTTCAGTGATGTAGCGTTAAATTTCTGAACAAGTGGAGTTCCAAGTTGCCATAGTGAGCGACCAGAAAACGAGCAACGCAAATTAAAGCAGTGATCGAACAATGCCTCAGCTTCTTCTTTTGTGTAATCAACACCAACTTCGTGGGCACCATTAATTACGCGCTGAAGGGTCTCCACCCATGTCTCGGCGTTTCCGTTTTCCTTCTTGCGACTGTAGGTGCGAAGAAAAACTATTTCTCCGAGGCCGTTAAAACCCCATGGGGCCTGCTTTAGGGAATAGGAGTCCACAAATGCTTGATCTAAAATTGTCATGATTTCCCGTTTCAGGTGTGATTATTGAGTAGGTAATTGTACCCTAACGGAAAATACAGAAAGCGTCTAAAGTAAACCCAACTTTTCTGCTTCATCAATAGAAATAAATTTCCCTTTACGATGCATGATGATTTTTGTCATAACGCCGGGAGCAATTTCACGACTTTCAATAATGTCCTCTTTAACTTGATACGATCTAATTTCTTTTGGATCCTGATCGATCTTGAAACCCGCAACCTGCTTTGGTGCAGTCTCTGTTCCAACACAATCACCTGTTGGATGACCACAAATCAAACATGGCTCCCTATCGGCGCCATATGAAGTTATACCAAGCGAGTTAGTTGCGTTGTTATAGAAAACCACGCCTAATTGTATACCTAAATAATTTACTGATATAGATATATTGCTTTTACTGTTTTTGTGGACTATGGTTTACTGCGTGAGCATCAACCTATTTGAGAAAATCAATCAAAAGCGAATACGTAGGGCATGAAAAACGCCCCTGTATCGGCTCACTCTTATAAGGTGTAGAAACCGTAGCGGTCCACGTTGGTTCAATTCCAACCAGGGGCACTATAAGGGCCTGTAGCTCAGTGGTCAGAGCAGGGGACTCATAATCCCTTGGTCGTGGGTTCAATCCCCACCGGGCCCACTAAATCGCGTCATTATGTGATTAGGATGAAGATATGAAAAACCTCAACGTGACAATCAAAACGGTATTGGACATGTTTGGTGAATCGGAGCGGTGCATAATGCACAAAAACACTGCGCCAGTTGAGGTGTTTCAAAAGTTCCTAACAAACGATGAGTTGGATAAATTAATTGGGAAGTATCCAAATGAATGAACTGCAACTACAGATTGAGGAACTCAAGAAGAAGATAGTTCCTGAATATTGGAAGTCAATAGATGTTGATGAGGGCTGGTATCGGCTTGTATTGGATTGCGATAAAGAATTAACTGGCGCTGACCCAAAGTACCAGATATATCAAGTTAAGGAAAAGTTTGGCGGTCTTCGATATTATACGAAGCCATCAAATCCAGACGACAAAGACACCCTGAAGCGAATTGCCGACATTATCTCAAAGTACGAAGAGATTGCTTCCAGAACTTGTAGTGCTACAGGGAAGCCGGGTGTTCTTATGAAGTCAATCGGTGGATGGCGCAAGACACTGAATCCGGAATATGCGGCAGAGACACTTCATCACGGTAAGTATTCAATCGACTCTTAAAGTTCTTGAACGTGAAAACCATTCTTCGTGATTACTTCAATCAACCAGTCAAATTGCTCGTCCGAAACATCATTTGCTTCTTCGGAACTTTGAGAAAGAATATTTTCGAACATTTTCACATAGAGCGATTCTCTAATTTGTGAATCGGCGCCAGTAGTGCAAGGTCTTAAGTCTGACCAAACTATTGTTCTTCCAATTTCTGTCTTATAAGGCATAGAAACAAGTGATGTTTCAATCTCTCCGTTTAATGGGTTGATTTCCGAATGCACTATTGCAAGGCATTCGCTTACATTGTCCGGGTTTTCAATAAACGCTTTAGAAAGGCTTTTATTCTTGGTTGCAACGGGGTCAAAAGAATGGAACCCTTCTGCAAGAAACGTAATTGCCGTTACACCCCAGTACTGCCTCAATGCTACGCATAGTGCGCTTGATCTTTGAAAACGCTCAATTGGTAGATCACGCATAAATTGTTTATCTAATTGACAGACAACAGCTAGGTGCTCATCCTGCCATCCAAAGAAGTTGAAAGACAACTCTTCCCCAATACCAAACTCTTTAACGCACGTAGTTTTAGCCAGTTGGGCAGAGGTTGCGCAAAGGGCTATTTTGCCCATCGAGTCGTCATATATGTCTTCCACGGAAAGACAATAGTATGGAAAACCTAACTTTTGGGAATAGTTGCAATATAAGTCTCAACAATTTACTAGCCTCCTAGGAATGGCAACTAAAAAGAAAACCACAGCAAAGAAAAAGGCAGCTCCAAAAAAGGCTGCTGCAAAGAAGGCAGCACCAAAGAAGGCCGCCGGTCGCAAGATCTCTTCCAAGACGACAACCGTTGTCAAGAAGGGTGGCTCAGTCAATGAAATGGCTAAGGCAGTCGAAAACATTGCCACCATTGATGAAGTCCGGGAAGTGGCTAACGCCATCCAAAAGACATCACTTGGCAAGCGCGTCATGGGCTGGTTCAGAAGTCAAGCTTCTAAGTAAAGCCCCTAGGTCATATACAATTGACCTGTGAGAAAGCAATACATAGAGCAAGCTGCAAATGTGATTGGCGTCGATCCTGAAGAGGTGACGCCTACTCACGCTTATCAGATCCTAAAAAACCTTGTCTTGAATACAAGTGACTTCACAATCACCAAAGCCAAAGACTCGAAGAAGAGCAGGAGCTAACGTGGAGCAAACGTGGGGAACATATTCGGGAGAAATCAAGGGCTTTAAGTTTGAAAGCAAAGCCGACAAACAGTCCTGCCCTCCTGCCACGCAGGATATTGCCGTCAACCTAAAGAATCGCAAGAACGCTATTGACACTGCGATGTACGGTCCTGTCAACCCAAGCGAACCAAATGATGATTACTGGAAAAAACTAGCCGACGAATGGAACATAGAACCAAATGAAGCCAAAAAACAGCGTTGTGGTAATTGCATTATGTTTGTTCGCTCTCCTCGCATGCTCTCGTGCATCGAGGGTGCGCTCGGGAATGAAAAAGGCAACGACGCTATGGACATTGTCGACGCTGGACAACTAGGTTACTGCGAGGCATTCGATTTCAAGTGCGCAGCAAAGCGCACCTGTCGTGCGTGGGTTGTTGGCGGACCAACAACTACCGACAAAAAAGAAAAAGAGTAGTCAAACCGATTACTCCGCCCTATTGAGATAAAAGGGCGTTAAATTCAGCATCACAAAGCAGGGCAAACTCATCTGCATATTTATGCTGCAAAACAATGCCAGCACGGCGACGAGCCTCTTGTTTCTTCTGATTAATCACGTTCCGACGTTCCTTCTCTTCTGTTGGAAGTGGACGACGACCCTTTGGGAGACCGCTCATTTTGAGCTTTGTATATTCAGACATATTAAGTAATCCTGTTCTATTGATAGTAGATGAACAACCTTTAATTTACAGATAGCAAATAAGAGAAGCAACCCTAGAAACCCAAAAAATTTTTTTATTTTCAGGTTGGTATTTAAACCTATTTTGGATAGCGTGCTTGTCACCTACTACCAACAGGAGTGAATATGGCTGCAAGAGCCCATGGTTCCAGCGAAGTTAAGAAGTTGTTCAGAGAGATGCAAAGGCTTGGTTTCAGGATCGAGAACACTAAAAGTGCGTTCGTGATCTTCCCGCCAGCCAGCATGCCTGACAAGCCTAAGTATAAGACGCATGGCACCCCAAAAGCAATCAAGGCCATTTATTCGGATTTCCGCCGGATTTATGGTGTGGAATTGGATCCAAAATGGCGCGCGCAATGAGTTTTGCAACGGTTGGTGCTTACCTGAACTATCTGAATAGTTTGATTTATAAAGACCCAACTGTTGAAATCTCTGTAATGGAAGTAATAGATGCTCTCACCTCTATAAGCGTCTATGAACCAGAGATTATTATCGACGGTGATGCTTTCAGGAAATACTTCGGAAAACGCAATCCTTAGATAAATCTATCCGGAGTAGTTTCGCTCTCTGTATTTTTATAGTTATATGCTTATACAGCATTAAATAAAACTATAGGAGCAACATGCAAAAGAAAGAGTCAAACGAACGAGTGTACGTACTAGACGAGTTCGGAGACGGCTCAGTTGTATGGCACGCCTACTGGGAAGGCGGACTCATGCTGCGCATCTACAAAGGCACAGTAATGAACAACACCATCAACATGCAACATATTGCAAACCGATCAATCGCCTTAAACTTCGGACTAACACAAGCCGGCCTGAACGCACTATTCGCAGATGTAGCAAGAGATATCATCAACACATACACGGGCGAAGCACAAGACGACCCAAATGACATACTCGGACAATACGCAGAAACAGGCGAAATACCACCAGTCTTAGAGAACAAAGACATGTTCGCAAACCGCCACCCCAACCCCAAGTTCTGGGGCAGAGACGACTGGGTTGGATAAATCAAACCAAAGTTTGAGAAACCTCATTTAGTTTCGTACGCGTGCCCACCCCTACGGCCCTATGCGGAAAAGTTTGCAACAAGTCCCGTATCACCACTTACGCACCAGGGGATAGATCGTACCCATCCCTGCACCAGGTTGCTGATGAGTATTGCTATGTATGCGGTGCATCTATACACATTCAATACACATAGTCCTTTATCGAATCACTAGCACCTGTCTGTATGTATTGCTTATTACATAGTTCATATATTCCACATATGTTATTGAATAGTATGTCCATATGACAGATCAGAACAGTGATAAGTACCCTCATTCACATGCAGGATCACCTAGCAATCGAAATCACAGTAGAGATGTTGTAGATACTCTCAAAAAGCTTCGTAAGCAACTAGACGATATTGAGAAATCGTACAATAAGCAGAATAGTACAGCTTCTGATAATCCCTTTACAGATGAATCAAAGACTATAGAGTTTCCTCACTCATAATCGTTGCATACACCTCATATGTGTATGAATACTTAGCGCCCTGCCTATAAGCATTGACATACAATAGTCACATGCCTTTCTCCTATGAACCAGAGTATGACTATACGTATACACGTATTAGTCGTAACAAATCACAGGATATAGTGTTAGAGAAGTCATTGACCCTTGGTGGATTGAATGAGTCATATGATCCTGATGCACAGGATGGTGATGGTGATGGCATTGTGCAAGAAGGCACAGCCTTTGAGAGACCTGCTACCCCTAGCCCTAAGGATGTAAGCACTATAGGTTCTATGCCTAGTGTGATGAGGGCAAGCCGTACGGGTGGCACTACGGGTGATGATGCACCACCTTATGGCATACCTCGCCCTGTCATTGCCATGGATAAGCCACGTCCTCGCATCCCCATGCTTGACAAGATCAGATCAAGACCATCCGTATCAGGTAAGCACAGGGATACATATGGTCATCCTCTTCGCTTTGCAGGCTTGACCCCTTCAGAGATAGCAGCACGTGTAGTACCCACATCATTCAATGACCACTTGAAGATGCTGGTTGAGTCACGCATAGGTAGCTATGAGATGTTCTGTAGGAAGCATCAACTCAATCCATCTGACTCTTTATCCAAGAAGGTGTTTGCTAAGGCGGTCAAAGAACACACAAATACCATGTCGAACTATATGAAAGAGTTCAGAGACAAGGCATTGAAGGTACGCAAGGACCATGAGGATGGTGTCATAGATACTGAGCAGTTATTAAAAGAGTTCGAAGATCCACGCATGGCATTGTTCGACTACTCCAAGGATGGAGTGGATAAGGCTAGAGCCCTTGTAATTAGAACACTGTCTGATTCTCCCGTAATGAAGTGGACAGTTGAGAGATATGGAATGCCACCCATAGTTATGGATAAGAAGTACAAAATAAAGAATGGCATGATTGCTATGCCTACCTACTCTGGATACCATGATCCACTGCTACATACAATCTGCATTAATCAGCAGAGTTATGATAGAAACCTTTTTAAGCCTGCCGATAAACTACAGACTCCAAATAACGAGGGTATCAATCACCTTGTTGATCCAACAAACAATGGAGTCTTGAGACATGAGTACGGGCATTACTTTGCTCATGCTTTAGAGACACATGGTGACACACTCTTTGACGATCGACCCGACATGGATATGTTTAAAGATGCAAAGCTTCGTGAGGCTGGATGGACTATTGGTAGATCATCGAATAAGCCTGAAGCGATAGGTTTGTATGATGCAGTAACTAGCAATCTTCCATACGTACAATCGATGTATGGTCAAAAGAGTTATTCGGAGATGTTTGCCGAAGGGTTTTCTGCTTATTCGCATCCGGATCAGAACAAAGCTCACCTTATGTCTCCAGCATTGGAAAGCATGATCGACGCAATGCTTGGTGTTGATAAAAAGGATCGTCCTTGGAGTGGACCTATCCCAGGCAATATCGTAGGCAGCAATATAGGAAGTAAGCCAAGTCTTTCAACACTTGTTCCGGATGAGCCGTCAATCATGGATTGGGACAGGCCAGCAAAACATAAGGTGTCTATTAACGAGTTTGGTGAAACAGTGCACCGTTTTACACTTGGTGACTTCTCTTTTGACTGGGTTGATCCACTTGACCCAACAGATGAGGATTATCAAGAAAAAGCAGTTAAAGCAGTACTTGAACACCTAGATACCACTTCGTTCAATGGTGCCGTTCATCATGAGGGTGATGCTTGGTTCAATAGGCAAGTATCAGCATTGTTGTTTGGATATCAAATTGCACCAGCAGAATTCAGGCACTATGGGCGTCCTGGGCAGTGGGATAAGGAAGTAAACCCAGAGTTCGATGCAATCCTTACCGGTGATGTTGCCAAATACGATGAATATGACAGAGAGAGTATTCAGTTTGCATTAGAAAGAGCAATGAGCGTGATGCAAGCGATATCTGACTCAGATCTAAATAGTGAAACAAAGTGGCGTCTTGTTGGATATCCAGAAGGTATGGCTATTGGGGATGTCATACCAATTCCTCTTACTAATGTTGCAAATAGCGTGGATGACATACGTATCCCGAGTATTGACGAAGACCACTCCATAATTGGCGGTGAGTTAGGTAAAGGTAGTGCAATACTGAAGATTGTGGGCCCTCATTACTCTGCAGGCAACGACACGGAGAGTGTTGTTCAGGGCAACTTCCGTGTTAAGAGGATTTATGTGAACGATAAGGGCAACAAGGTTATAGAGATGGAACAGATCGACACATATAGTCCTCGTGATAATGCATTTAGAACTGTTTCCGAAAAAGGTCAGATCGCGATGCGCGAGTTAGGTAGCGCTTATCCAATAAATATTCCAGTTGAGGACTCAAAATGAACGACTACGAATCAGACTTCGAATATCTTGAGCTAATAGGGCAACAGTTAGAGCTTGATGATATGGAAAAGAAAGTAGCCCCCTGTTGGGAGGGTTATGAAATGATTGGAATGAAGAAGGGCAAGAATGGAAAGCTCGTTCCGAATTGTGTTCCTATCGAAAAGAAGGATGGTGCTCCACTTAAGGATCCAGATGGCGGGCTTACTGCTGCTGGTCGCAAGTTCTTTAATCGCACTCAGGGATCAAATCTTAAGCCGGGTGTAATGGGTCCTGCTGATACACCAGAGAAGATGCGTCGCAAGGGTTCGTTCTTAACGAGGTTCTTCACTAATCCTTCAGGACCAATGAAAGACGAAAATGGGAAATCAACAAGACTCGCTTTATCGGCGGCTGCTTGGGGTGAGCCTGTTCCTCAGAACGCAGAAGATGCAGCGGCTTTGGCTGCTAAGGGTAGAAGACTACTTGACAGGTATAGGAAGCAAAAAAAGAACAACTAACTTACGCGCTGATTCTGTTGGCGCACGTATGTTTCAAACGTAATCTGATCGAGCCTACGAGTCTGATGTGAGGTGTCACCGTAACTGTCGTAACTTTCTACTGCCTTCATAACGAAGCGATGTATAAGGGCAACTGCGGGTATAACTGCTACAAAGAGTGTGATTAATGCTTTCATGCAATTAGTATGCCAGCAAACTTATTGAGAGATTGCTAGTTATGCATGTATCTCTAAATTAGATAGGCTCTATCTGAGTCTCTCGCCACAAGCGGTGCACTTGTCAGACCACGCGTATGTCTTTCGCATCTCTGCTGGATGTTGACATTTGAGCTTCTTGTGTGCTTCCTTGTTCAAGAGGTTACGTATCCACTCGGATACGGAGATGCCTTCGTTTGCTGCAACAGTCTTCCAGTTTTCTTTCTCTTCATCAGTGCAGCGAATCAGTTGTTGTGAACCAACTGGGGCGTCACCCTCTTTGACGTTCGTTTTGCGTGTAGGCGTCATGGTCTCTACAACCTTGTCCATAGCGGCACGGATGTTACTGCTGTTTTCGATTTCAGATTCCATTTTCTTCTGCCTCCTGTTCGATTGCAATGATGTTGTCAGATACTACTTCAGCATCCAGTATGTCTTCAGTACCTAGTAGTTGTTTTACCGTTGCTGCTGGTAATACGCCAGCAATACCCATCAACTCTAGGAGTTTGCGGGCTTCCGTTTCAGGGCTAAATGCAGAGACAGGTGTAAGACCAGGCGCACCAGCAAGGGTGGCTTTGACTCCTACTTCGCCTTCCACGTTTACTTTTACGTTCACGCTTTGCTGTTCCATGCCCAAAAGCTTGGATCGTCTGTCACTAATTAAAAGAACTTGCTGTATGGCTTTGAGGTCTGGTTCATGTAGGACTTCCGTTCCATCATCCATGACTTCTCTTCTATGTTGAGTCATGGGCCAGATAGCCGACTGAAGGGCGTCTAAGCGCTCCAGTTCCATTCTAAGGACCTCTGGGTACGCAAGCAGGGCTTCGCGGTTCATCTTCTCTAGCGTGCGCTGTACGGCCTTATTGACCACACTGGTGGAGAGACTGAATCTTCTGGCAATCTCAGACACTGATACGCCTGATTGACGCATCTTGAATATGCGCATATCCCTTTCGGAGAGGAATTCTCGTGTTAGGGCTTTTCCGCCAGCATCGCTCATGTTGTTACCTTCATAAACTCTAACACCTCAAACGGAAATCTAAGCCCACGTCGCATCTTGGTAGGCCATGGGCGTTCATCACGAGCACCACGGAAGTGTCGTACGTCGTACACATAGGCACCACCGGCTGTTGGATCTGGCTGTAAAGAGATACCGAACTCTGGCCAGCGTGACCATACTGCTGATCCGAACGGACGAAGATCACGAGAGGTTATTGATGTACCAAGTGGGGCATGGTGCTCAATCCACATAGCGCAGTTATAGATAGTCCGTATTGAGTCCAAGTACTTAGCAACCTCTACAGCGATCGCCTCAGATGTACGACCACCAGGATCAACGAATGACTTGTACAACGGTCCAATACAAAGCAACTGTGGTTTCACTTCTTCAATAGCACGCTCAAAGATCGCACGATCTTCTTGAGTAAGCAGGTTTAGACCAGATGGTTTGATAAGCAAGTGCGCTTGCGGGTTGCGTACATACCCAGCCTTCATCGCTTCACTCATAATCTTGCGTGATGCACGCCTAATGATTCGCTCAGGGTTTTCCAAGTCGATCGTCAAGGTCTTTACTGGCTCAATCCTCTGGAAGGTCAACGGGTGCATTCCGGAAGATGCAAGGATTGCCACCTGTCGTGCAAGCATGGTCTTACCAACACCTTCAGCAGCAACAACGATTACACGCTCGCCACGTTCAAGTAGTCCTGGGATAGCCCAGTCGTAAGTGTCTGACTCTGCTTCTTTGAGAAACTCTTCCCATACGACCAATCGACCAGCGTCACGGGGTATCTCAGTGAATGCGTTTGACAGCAATCTATTTGACTTTGCAATCTTCTGTGCATCTGACAGTGACTCATCTTCAAGCAGTGCACGTAAGTCAGTTATCGCACGGGTGGAAGGTGAAAGCTCTTCAATTGTTTCTTCCGCTATTTCTGCAACTGGAACCATTCCGTTCCCGTACTCCTCAATGGGTATCAAATCATCCATTGTGTTGCCAGCGTTCAGGTGATCAGTAATGTCCTTTTGCGTCTCAGATATCCATACCTGTACGTCGCATCCAGCTTGTTCAAGATCATTCTTTATGTTCTCTGCGTGTATACGGCCAGGTTCATCATTGTCTGCAATCACTTCGACCGTTGCGCCCATGAGTGCGAGCGTATGTATCTCAAGCCACTTGCCGTTTCCAGCGCCACCAGTCATTGTTGTAGCAACGTAACCAAGCCGATTGAGAGTGTTTGCATCTTTCTCGCCCTCAACTACCCATACGGGTATGTTGCTGTTGACTGCCTTGACTACTGCGGGGAAGTTGTAAAGAACCTGCACAGGGCCAGACTTTTCGCCATCCTCGTATGTCCAAACTTTATAGTCCCATCCACCATTGCCATCGGGCTTCCTCTGACGGAACGACTTCTTGCCGTGTTGATTAACCAAACGGACTTTCTGAAATAGCAGAGTCCCATCCCTGTCCGTGTAGTCGTAGGTCTCTACTTCTTTCCACTTGTCAGGCTCTTTAGATTGCTCCGGCATATCTATGTCTACCCTATTGGTCTTTGGCTTGGAAGGCGGGACATATGTATCAGCTCCGGAATCTGGCCACAAGTCTTTCATGCGCAAACTAAGAGTTGAACAAACCTCTTGTGCGTCACATCCACCTGCTCGTTGACAGAAGAACAACACTTGACCCTCTTGTCCAATACCCACAGAGAGCGACGGGTTCTGATCGTCATTGCGGCACGGGCATCGAGCTTGCCATCCCGATCCGTTTGGACGCACGCCATCGAGGCGACCCAAGACATTATCGACGTGGATGGGTATGTGATTAGTCATTCGCCTGCATCATTTTCTTTTGCTGTTCGGCTTCTCTACGTATCTGACGAATTGTTTGTCCATCGAACAACACACGGGTGTCACGCATCAAGTTTAGCTTTCGTTCTTTGCGTATGTAGTGTCGTTCGCCCTCAGAATAACCGCCCCAAATACCCATTGGCTCCCATTCAAGTGAGTAATCAAGGCATGGGTCTTTTATGGCACAACCATCACAAATCTTTATTGCCTCGGCTGTAGATGCTTTGAGACCTGCGACTTGCGCTCTATTCATTGATGCTAGTTTCACTGGAAACCACCACTCAACGGGCTTTCCTTTACATGCTCCACCTTCCGGCGGAAATACTGCTTCGGTCATCGAGAGGTCCTTTCACTTCGCGAGTCCCGCAATCCTAGAGGCCTCAGTTGCAGAAAGAAATAGAACAACAGAAGAAATTTCTAAATTTCCATTTACATCTCGCATGACAACATCGATTGCTTCGTGAGATATTTTTAAGCTTGATGCAATACCTGCACGAATCATTTGTGCACGAGTTTCTTTTATGTTTACGTTTGTGTCATAACTATCATCAACGATCGATGGTTTAGAGAGAGACGTCATCTCAATCTCTTTTGCTTTTAGGCGCAGACACATCACGCAAGCAAGTTCTTTTGATGTTGCAGCACGGGCTCTAGTTTCCGAGTGCCCGCATTCGAGTATATGAACGTACTGCACATTGCCCCAAGTGCCAGTCTTGCGTATCTCTAGTATTTTTCTTCTAGGAGATTTTCTGTGTTCTGTACTCATGTATTGATCCAACATAACGGGGCCCCCGTGTCCGGAGGGACGCAGGGTGCGAGCGAAGCGAGCATAATAATCAAAAGCCCCCATGTTCGGGTCTCTGCCTGAACTTAATGGGGGCTTCTAACTAACTAATTGTTAACGAATCAGAATGGTTCGTCAGCAGGTGTTTGTGGTGCTGATGGCTTTGCGCGTTTCGGGGCTGCGGGAGCTCCGGCAGCTGGTGTTCCAGCAGCAGAACGGCGACGCTCAAGTGATTCGATTGAACGTGTGAGAATTCCAATCTCATCGGCAACAAGTTCAATCTTGTAGCGATTCTCTTGAGTCTTCTCATCTTTCCATGAGCGCTGTTCGAGACGACCAGTCACAATCACGCCCATTCCTTTTTCAAGAACATTTCCACTGTTCTCTGCAAGGTAGCGCCATGCTTGCACATCGAAGAATGAGGTATTCTCAACCTTCTCGCCGTCTTTGCCCGTGTAACTGTGGTTCACAGCAACTGCGAATGACAGTTTTTGTGATCCATTTCCAAGGACCAGCATTTCTGGATCTCTAACAACGTTTCCGCTGATAGTAATTGGTGAATTATTCATATTTCTCCTACTCTCGTAATTGGGTACGCCGTCACTCTATCAGTTGACGCTAGGATGTCAACATGTCGGAGCGCAGAGAATACAAAATTAATTTGACTGACTTCCAATTACAGATATTGCGTGATGGAATCAAACAGCTCCGGGCACAACGGGACTGCGATGCGGTGTCGAAGAGCGAGTACAAGAATATACTTACGTCTTTAGAACGAGCAGAGTTCATAAACAGGAAAGAGGAGAACAATGGCTAAGCAATTAAGCAAAGCAGAAGCAACACTTGCTGTAAAACAATTCATTGCAGATGTGCTGGTTGAGCTTGGGTCTGATGACGACGTCCCAACTCAAGACGAAAAAGAAGCATCACGTGAAATCATGGAAGTGATTTGGGAATCCCTTTCACTACGGGTTACTGATGTCAGCGAAGTCCAAGGACTCATTATTTTGGGTATTCCTACAAATATTTTTGAGGACAAAACCGCGTAAATACGGGGCTTCAGGCCGGCAGGGCCGGCAAGAGTTGCCCTTGTTGTAATCTTTTGGTAATATAGATACATCTCATAACGAGTGAATGCCATAGGCAGATAAGTACTAAATATCTGTTGCCCTATCCGTCAAACACAGGAGAGAATATTGAAACCCATTTTTGGATGGTTAGCATCTTTAGTCACACTTGGAACTGGAACGATTATCCCAGTCCAAACAAATGCCGAGGCGTTTGTCTTTGCTCCACCCTTTGCGGTTGTAGCGATGGTTTCCGAGAGGGCTGAGACGACCCCTAAATCGGTTTTGTTAGCAACGTACTCTTTCAACGAGACGAGTGCACGGGTGAAAAGACTCCAGCAAGTCATCGGCACAGTACGTGTCGACGGCAACTACGGGGCTATCACGCGGCGGGAGCATCTGGAAAAGCTTCAAGCCTTGAACCTGCCTACGGGTAATGTCCCTCCGACTGTCGCCCCAAAGGCGTCAGGAGATGTCCAGTACGACATTCCTAGCGACCAATCAAAGCGCTGTCCTCAATGGGTTCCGTTGTTTAAAGAAGTTGGGCTTGAGCCAGTAGAGGTGTTCTCTTATATTGCTTGGCGCGAGAGCGGTTGTAATCCGCAGGCGCAAAATGCCAAGTGGGATGCCAATGGAAACATGACGTTCCACCTGAACAAGGACAAGTCGTACGACACGGGCTTGCTACAAATCAACTCAAGTTGGTTCTCTGTAACAAAGATTGTATGCGGAGATGACTCGGTCAATGGGCGTATGGCAGGTCTCAAAGACCCAGCCTGTAACGTTCGTGTGGCTAAGTACATCATGGACAACTCCAAGGGCAAGCTAGCCAACTGGCGAGTTTACAAAAACTAATCCCTTCAGGGCCTGGAGAAGACTTCAGCCCCGCCTACCACCTCGCTGCGCTCGGTCGGTCGGTCCAATTGGATCAGGCGATCCAATCGTCCCGCCCAAGAGTTAGCTGCCAGAATCAGTTGCTCTCGTACGGATTTATCTGTAGACTTAGATAAATCCATACAGAGGAGAAAACAATGGCACACCAAATTGAAATTAAGGGCGGAAAAGCAAAGATGGCTTACGCCAACGAGGTTCCTTGGCACAGACTCGGAACGAAGATGGTCGGGCTTCAAACAGCAGAGGCGATGCTTTCTGCAGCAGAAGCAGACTTCGATGTTGCGCTTACTTCGGTTGCAGCAATAGATGCGAAGGGGAACTTCATCCGGAACCCGGACGGAAGCCCCGTCATCATCTCCGACTCCCGAGCTACGGTGAGATGCAATCCTGATGGAACCTTTGACGGACTATCAACAGTAGGTACACGATTTGTGGTTCAACAGAACCGTGAGTGCCTTAACCGTGCACTGGATGTAGTGGGTGCCTCTAAGGGCGACGCAGTCGTAGACACCTGTGGTGTTCTTGACGAAGGTCGTGAGTTCTTTGCCTGTCTTGACTTGGGTGGTCTGATTATTGACCCAACAGGAATCAACGACAAGATTGAGCGATACATGCTTGTACGAAACGGGCATGATGGTCGCACCCCAATCACCTATGCAAACACATCAATCCGTGCGGTCTGCAAGAACACGGTCATGGCGGGACTGTCGGCAGCCAGATCCACGTTCACAGCACGGCATACTCGTAATGCTGATTCGGCTATTGAGGATGCACAGACAGTTCTGAACATGTCAACAGAGTGGGCGAGCGAATTCAAAGCAAATGCTGAAGCTCTTCTGGCAATCAGTGTCCCGCAATCCTCTCAGCGGCTGACAAAGATCATTGAAGGAACATTCCCTGAACGGACTGGAGAGTCACAGCGTCAGAAAGAAAATCGTGAGGAGATTTACACGGTCGTTCGTTCGTTGTTCTTGAATGAAAAGAATGCTGGTGGTTTTGGTTTCAACGGCTGGTCTGCTTACAACACCGTTGTTGAGTACCTGGATCATTACCGGGACGCTAAGCCTGAAGAACGCGCTATCGCATCAATGGACTACAACTCGTGGGTTACTCGCAAGAAGGCGACAACGCAGGAGATTATTCTGTCCTTGGTTTGACAGAAAAGAGTGGAATAATGGAGCAAGACAATGAAAGCACTAAACGCATTCAGAAATGGGTTGATATTGTGAGCGATTTTTTTGATCCAAACAATCCTGATAACGACGAGATGGATGACCTGACACGGGCTCAACTATCAGAGTTTGTTGCCAACTTCATGGAGGGCGCAAACGACGCCGAAGCGACCTACCGCAAACACTACTGTCAGATGGTTGTGAACAAGATTCATCACGAATTTGGCTACGAAGGTTTATGTGAACTGATGCTCACGATGGACAAACGTGCTGGTTGGATCTCCGACATCTTGATAGAGAGCCCCGACTTGGACGAGATCCTCTTCAAGAAGTACAACGTCTATGATGACGACATCGCTAGCAAAGCACGGGAAACAGTAGCAATGCAAGACCTCAACGGAAAGATCTGGAGATTACGCAGAAAGTATTCCCGCTTGATTGTTGAAGAAGTAATGGCGAATGTCAAACCAAAAGCCTGAGCGAATACGGGGCTTCAAGTGCAGCGGGGACAAGAAAGTTAGAAACATACCGCCACCAGACCCTAATCGGCTTATACCAATTGAGGAATGGGACGAGAATTCTGACCCTAGGACTTGGGAGCGGGGGGCGCATCCCAAGCCCTTGGGACAACCTTAGAGGGAGAAAACCAGCCTGTAGGTTTCTGCAATTACCTCTGCTTGCTCTACGGAAAGACAAGGCATTCTGAAGATGTGGCTATCGCTACTGTCTCCAGTTGGCGAGTGAAACCAAATTTCCACTTCTTTTCCCTGTACTAGAACTGCACAAGGCATTCCTTTGCGTTCGTTCAGTGGTACAAGTTCTAGGTCTACTTTGATTGGGGTGATTCTTGTTGTCATAATTTCAGTATATCCCCTATAGGGAACAATTGCAACTATTGAGGTAAGAAACTTAGAACTAGTTGTGCGGTGCTGGCGTCGTCATCCTCAAACACATCGCCGTCAACAGCCGAGTTCATTACTTTGCGCTTTTTCTCTGTGAGTTTGTAGATGGCTTCGTCAATAGTCCCGTTCATCAACATGTAAGTCGCAGTCACGGAACCTTTCTGCCCGTGTCTGTGTAGACGGCTATAGGTCTGGTCAATGTCTGCGGGCGACCACGGGAGTTCAACGAACAATATGTCTTGTGCAGCCGTAAGTGTGTGTCCTGTCTTGGCGGCTTGGATACTCAGAACCATCACATTTGCTGACGGGTCGTTTTGGAACTTGCGCTTTGCTTCTTCAACGTCCTCAATCTTCATACCGCCCTGAATCTTGCACGCATTGAACCGTTTTGTCAGTTCGTCAACAATGTCCCTGTGGTGAGCCGCAATCACTACTTTCTTCCCAGCGTCAAGACGGGACTGCACCCAGTCCTGGGCCTCCTGCATCTTGCCTTTAGCGGCGATTCTACGAAGCACGGATAGTTTCACGAGGTGTTCGTTTGACTCTGCTCTAATCTTTGCGACCACACCTGCCGAGTGAGGACTCTTCCCCATTTCCAGTGCTATCTCTTTTGCTCTATTAACTAGATACGCAATGATGTCGTCTTCGGCTTTCTTATACTCAGCTGCGAGCTCTGGAGTCCCGTCGACGACGTACGGGTTGTGGACTACGGGTGGCAAATCGGTAAGAACTTGGTCTTTTGTGCGCCTTATGTAGCAGACGCTACGAAGTTTATCGTTGAGTTCATCAAGATGAGAATGACCTTCAAGATGCCACTGCCCCCACTTGTCTTTGAACGCATCACAATACCTGCGGTAAAAACCCCACAAGCCACCGAACTTATTTAGTTGTCCGAGTATGTCCAACTGCGATGCGTATTCTGCTGGTCGGTTGGTTACGGGTGTTCCAGTCAGGCACAGGATCATCGCGCCTTTCGGGGCTGAGCCGGCAATCTTCTTGGCGGACTTTGTTCTCTGCGCTGTTGGTGTCTTGCAGTAATGGCTTTCATCAAACACGTAAGCATTGTGATTTGACAAACGCTTTTCCCACGAAGTAATATTGGAGTAGCCGATGACAACCACATCGTATGTTCCTTCCTCAGGAAAAGTCTTTCGGTCTTTGACGACAGCGACACGAACATCAGGTAAGAACCTGTTGTATTCCGCTTTCCAGTTCAACACAAGGTTCGCTGGGCAAGAAACCACAGCTGGGTAACACGGGGCTCCCGAGCTGCCGCCGGCCAGGTGAAGAGCCGCCATCGCCTGCACTGTTTTGCCCAAACCCATTTCATCTGCGATAAAACATTTGCGTGCCTCAATAGCGTACGCAACTCCTGCTTTTTGATACGGCATCAACGTTCCCACTAGTCCCGGTATCTCCAGATCCGCATCTACTGCACGGGAAGCATCTCTCAGTTCCGATAGAGAACTTTGTATCTGACCAACCTGACGGGTGGCTTCGCTATCAACATTCTGGTTGAAGGTTTCAGCCCAAAGGATCACGTCTTCGAGGGACGTTAACGGGGCTCGCCAAGCTTTCGAGCTAGGGTGCCAAGTTATTCCTGCAACCTGCTTGACTGAGCGAACCATCACAGGGTCGTAGTCAAATGCGAGGTAGACAAATTCATCCTCTATGTAGACACCACGCTTCGTATCAGAAACCACACGCCGTGGGATTGAGAATGTCAGCACATCATTGTCAATGGTGAACTTGTTTGAGGAAGCAAAATCACGAACAGCAGAAAGGCTTTTCATTGGGGCTCGCCAGACACGCGCTACTTTGTCCCACTTCGCCCCGTCTATCCGTTTGACGTCTTCAACGAGGTCTCGGTCATACGGGAAATCCAAAACTAAATGGTCAGTGTCAAGTCTGAGGAAAGAGTTGTTATGTATAGTTGTCATATGGAAGACGAGAACCAAATACTACAGCGCATTGAAGCGTTGAACCATAAATTTGACGGCTTTGATAGACGCTTGCGTGCAATGGAGCGCCGTGTCCTTGAAATTGAGCACGAGAACGCAAACAATGCCGGGGCTGCGCCGACCCTTCTGAAGAGCATCAAGGAACTTCAAGGTGTTATTGGAGACCAAACGCCGAGCGTGAACGAATTACTGAACTCGTTTTACCGTGACGTCAGAACAGTGAGTTCTGAAAAAAATACACCAACGCAAAACAACTAACTAAAATGGCGAACACCAATCGCTTGTTCATTTGATTATCCCCTTCCCGTATCGTAGGAAAAACCTGAGCACAAACCGGGGCCACCCCGTCGCCATCACACCGCAACCTTTCGGCTTCGGGCTCTGACTTGTAAAATACTCCTGCGTTCACGGTTTGACTTACCGCCCCATAGACCGTGCTCAATATGGTTGGTGAGGGCGAACTCTAGGCAGTCATTTGCGACTGGGCAGTTCCCACAAATCTTGCGAGCCCGTTCTACTTGGGCGTGAGCGCCTCTGTCGTAGAAAAAGATGTTTGTATCCATTCCCACGCACTTCGCTTCGTCTTGCCACTTGAAATCACTGTCACGCAATACGTTTGTCGGGTTGGTTTCCATAGTAGGTCGTAGTTCCATAACTTCAATTTATCGGTTATTACCCTCAATAGCAACCTTCATTATAAAAGTTACACAATTGCAACAAAGTCACACAAAAGTTACAATTCGTTTTTTCTCCACCCCCCCTGAAGACTGGTAGCCCCGGTTGGGACGCAGCACAAACGTATTCTGCTATTAGTAACGGTGGCGGAAAGGACTTTGCCAACAAGCTTTAAAGCGGGACGGCAAGCAACCAGAATAACTCTGGTTCTTTTATTTGCTCAAGTCAAATGCTGGCTTGCGGTACACAACACCCATGATTTGCATCCCACCTCTGGACGCCATGTATGTTTGTTTTAGACCGAACTTGTCAGCCCACTTGATGACCTCTGCATATTGCTCTTCGGTCAAATCAACTGCTGGTGCTTTTTGTTTTGGCACGGTTCCCCCTTCTTGGTTGATACCACTCTATCGGTTATAGAGGTCAATCACAACCTGCCTCGTATCAAACACTACTGTTTGTCCATCTCAAACGCTACTGTTTGTCACCCAGCTTGTCTTCTTGCGGGGCATCGGATCTGGCAGCTCGACGTAACAAGTCAAGAACCCAGCGGACGAAGGACTTTGTTTCAACCTTCTCTACACAATCGTGACAGCGAGGTCTGGAATGACAGCACACTGTTTTCGGCATATCTAATTATATCTGGAGGGCCGGCAAGCTGTGCAGCCCCGCCGATGTCTCCTCTTCAGAACAAGAAGTCGTCAATGCTTTTTGGCATCGGAACCCACCCACCGTCATCTCCAGCGACCTGTGTTACACCTTCGTGTGAACGCCAAGCCCAATCACAACACGGGGCATCGCCGTCGCACGGGTGCTGTCCCCGAGGAAAGAAAGAACCAAGTCGGGGGAAAAGTGTGAGGAACTTGACAATGCAGTCATGACACAAGAACCAATACTTATGATCCTCGTCCGACATGAGTGCTTCTAGGTTGTCTGTGAATCCATCGTAGTAACCAAGGGTCTCGTATGGAACGTGCCAACCTTGAGTCGGGGCTGGTGACCCGCACGCGTCGCAGATGTATCCGAGTTCGTCCTCTACACCAACAATGACTGCTGACATTAGCAACCGTCTACTGGCTGACCACCATCGGTCAAACGGAACTTGCACTTGGGGTGAGTGGGCAGGTAAATCGTGTCGCCGACGTTCAGATTAGTCCCGTAAACTGCGACCAACTTATCTACGACATTCATGATATTCCCATCGCATTGCTCACGGGCAATCCAGTAAAGGGTGTCCCCCTCTTTCACCTGAACTGGCGAACCGTTGCAAAAGAACTCATTGGCTTGTCGGCTCTGCTCGTTGATAACCCTCAAACAAAAGAGACCAACGATCGTGACGGCGAAGCACATGACTGCGCCCTTGACAACTCTGTAGGCATTTTCGTTCATTTCTTTTTACTCTTTCGTCCGAGCATTAAGCCAATAAGTATTCCGTGAATTACTCCGAGGAAAAGTCCCTCTATGTACATGATTGTTTCGTTCATGAGTTCACTCTATCTACTATAACCAGCAACCACAACCTCGCACAAAATAATTCCTGCCGAAAACCCGGGGCCACGGATGCAGCGGCGGAACGTGCTATATTCTCGCCAATGGAAAATGAACTCTTTCAACGCAAAGTAAAAAAGTTGCAGGTGATGTTGGATGAAGTCCATGAACAAATAGCACAGGTTGAGCAAGCAAACGAAGAAATCGCTGCGGCGCTGAAGCCCAGCTTTTCACTCAGAGCAATTCAGGGCGGTGGTGAGCAAGATGACACGGCTCGCAAACCAGACCTCATGATCGTTTATCCTCTGGAAGAGCAATAACGGGACGGCCAGCGACGGCCAGCACGGGGGGCGTGCCAACCGTCTTTGGGCTACAACACTTGGTGCAGTACGCCTAGATCGTGCGTCTGTTTAGCGAAGGCGATTATGTGAGCGAGGATCTCTGACTCTGTCGTTCGGAGTTCGTCATACAGAAATCGTTTTTCTGCGAGATCGTCAAACATAGTTGCGATTGCCTTTGCAGGTGTCGTGGTCGGTGCGAAGTACTCTTCCCAAAGTATTTGGGCGAGTTCGGTATCGCTTGGGTGCGTGGGCAGTATTGGTAGCGTGGTTATAGGTGTCATACAGATCAGTTTATCGGTTATAGGCCACAATGACAACCTGATCTCGAAAATATATACGATCAGGTATATCCAACCCGATCAGATCAGATCAGCCGTTCGAACGTAGCAGGACAGTCCCGCCCCAAAGGGGACAACACGCTTATCATCTAGGACTCACGGTGGCGGAAAGGACGAACTGTTATTACCAATTCTCTCTCGCCCAGTTATGGGTCAACTGATCTACTTCGTCTCGATGAAACGGATCAAGGGATGAACCCCTGAGCTCTTCAGCTAAAGCGGGACGCTTGGAGCGCAGCGTGTTGAAGTAACACTGTCCATAACGCCAATGACCCTGCATTGTTGAGTGGGCTTGTTGAACATCGGCTAGGAAATCTGTGTACGTGTACGGCATCCCATTAGCCCCGGCTTGCTTCTCTGGGTTCATTCTGGACTCCTTGTCTATTACAAGTCTAGTCCATCAAAGGCATAACGATAATAGGTGTGCGTTCTCCCATCCAAGCACCTACGCAGTTGAAGTCAATATATTCAACCGCTTCCTCGTACTCCATGCCATCACGATCAACACAAACATCAATCATTTTGTCGTAAGAGTAGACAGCGAGCAATGGCTCATTCCCCCTGCGTGACCAGCCGATAAAGGCTTCATCAAACCCGTCCATAAGCAATGCGCTTTCATCCATAGCAACGAGTGCCTCGTGGATCACCTCACGGGTAAGTCGGGGCTCCTGAGTTTCCATCATCTCTCTCCTTTGTAAGTTGGGTGGCTTCTCTTAGATAATTCTGCCTTCGGGTAGATTACGCAACGGGCGTAGGCTTCGTACTCGTCTTCAGCCATAGCCCCGAGTTGCTCGTCGCTTGGTTCGTAGCCTGCTCGCCATGTCTGCCACTCGTAGACGGGTGGAACTAATTTGAGGGTCATTCCCAGCAACTCGCTTTCCATACGGCACTCTCTAGTTCGTCACAATAGACCATTGGGAACTCTGCCTCAACGACTTCGTTGCCTTCCTTGTCTGTGCGGATACGGCGTATGTCGTAAACGTCCATGAAGTTGAGAACAACCTCAATACGGCGTGAGTTGGTTACGAACAACGCAACTCCGACATGACTGCCTTCGCTGTCTTTGAGTGCGATGACTCTGCCACCACAAACTCCGAGAACTGTCATTTTACCAATTTGGCTGAGGATTACACCGCCATCACACGAACGACCTTCTCGCTCAAGTGTCGCAATGTGGTGCGAGGACTTTCCGAACATGACTTTCATATTTTCCTTCCGTAGGTTGCTTCCACTTTATCGGCTATAACCGACAATCACAACCTCGCTCAAAACTTTTTGGTTGGGCTGGCTTCAAGCCCCGGTGCTACTTTGTGAGGACTTTCTGACATATCTCTACAAAATCAGTCGGGTATAGGTGTTCTCGTTCATCGGCATTTTTTGGTGCCATAGACCACTTCATCCATCGCTCAAAATCACGCAGTACATGGTCATCTGTTTGACTTGGGTCAAAGTAGGACTTCACAAAATGCGGGAGGGTTGTCAGACCGAGATTTCTCATAAGACCAATAACGGTCATCATTTTGTAACCAATCGTTGTCGCCAATTCGTCATACGTCAAAGGCTTATCTGTGTAGTTTTCATTGCTCATGCGCTTGCCCCTTATGTCTAGTAGGTGTTGGCTAAGAATTTATAGCGACCACTATCCTATCGGCTATAAATATCAACCACAACCTCACGCATGAATTTTCGTAGTACTAAATTTAGTGCGAAATTTAGTGCGATGTCTCGATGCAAGCCCAGGCTTTCGCGTTGACAACTCTCCGCCGAGTCTGCACCTGCACGGGTGGTTGCAAACACAAACAAACAAAGAGGCGGGACGCCAGTCTTCGGCAACCGACGCAGGGGGTGCGCCAGTCGCCGTGACTTGGGATTACCAAAGTTGGTTGGAGAGAATCCCTGCGAACGGGTTGGGGAATCCAACCTTGTCGTTCAGCCAACGCTCGCTGTCATGGTGCTGGGTCTCGCAGTCACGGAATGTCGCCGCAGCGTGTGGGCTACCGTCCTTCAGCACACGGACGAACAAACTATTGTCGTTGTCGTCCTGCCAAATATCCAGTTGGTACTCGGTGGTATTCCAACCGAAGGAATCTGCCTGAAGGGCATTGGTGGATAATTTATGTCTCATGGTTGTGGTTGTCATGGGAATAACTTTATCGGTTATAACTGGCAATAGCAACCTGCGCCAATAATTTTCCGAGTCGCCGACAAGCCAACAATGCGCACCGACGGACGGAGCCCAGCGAAGTGATTACGTCTGAACCACGTGTAAACGCAAAGGCTGGACTGTCCGAGCTGGTCTTCTACTTCAGTTCGGCACGGGTGAGATTAGGGGAGTGGTTGCAGTTAGCCAAGCAACAAGTTATAGCCGTATAAAAAAGGCTAGGGGTAGGTGTGGAGCCCCGGCTTGGAACGAAGACGCATCTATACGTCTAGGAGTGACGGTGGCGGAAAGCGACTAACAGCAGCTCGGGGCTGCGAGAAAGCCACCTGCCGAACGGGGGGCGAACGGCAGGTGGCTGGAGTTCAGGTGTGATTAGTCCTGAAACAACTCTCGTACAGCGTCAGCGAGTGAGCCTCGTGCGTGTCCCTCATCGGTAATGGGGTTATCCCAGTCGTCAGAGAAACGCAGAACGCTTGCCGTGTGTTCACGGGTGGCTGTAACCACCAAACGAACCCTACGGCGTTCAGGGTGTTGCGAAGGCGCAACTTGGTTGTCCTCGTCTTGCGAGTTGTCAATTGGGGAAGCCCAACCACAAGTCACGAGTGTGATAGCGTCAGCGAACTGCGCCGTTGAGCGAGCAATTTCGCTCTCCAACAGGTCGTAAACATCACCGTGTTCAGCAACTTGGGCTAGGTCGTCAGAGGTAATCTCCAACTCGTTAGTGCCAAATACTGCGATGAGTTTCGCTGTCTTTTGGTCGGCTGGCAAAGTGATGAGTTCATCAACCTTGCTAGCGAGTGCCATTATGGACATAATTTTCCTTCCGTTTGTAGGTGACTTCACTCTATCGGTTATAGGGCATAACCACAACCTGCGTTACAGAATTTCTATGTCCTCGTGAAACACAACAGCCTTCCTGCCGTCGTGAAGTCGGAGTGTCGCCTCACCATCAACGATCCAGAGCAGGGAAGCCCCGTCGATGTCGTCTGGGGTGTAGAACCTGTTTTCCGTTGCTGAAGGTACGTGCTGGGTGTTCCAACGAAGGTTTGCCTTCACGAGTATCTGGTGGGCGGGGCTCATGCGGCTTCCCCAAGTTCCTCTTCCAGTTTGCGAAGTACTATCAGCATCTCGTAACAGTACTCATCAAAGGACATTGCGAACGGGAATATAGTCCCGTCTATCGCGTTGCTCAGTTCGCTGTCTGTATGAACGCGTTCCCACGCATTTGAAAGGGCGAACGCCTTTGCTACATACTGCTTGAATGCGTAGAGATACTCTGACCGTACCTCGGGGCTTGTAAGCGTCATCTGGTCTCCATTTCTTAGTAGGTACTTGGATAGACAGGGAGAGCCTGTCGGGAGACATTTCCATCTCCCGATTAGCGTTATTGGACACTCTTCAGTCTCCCTGTCTAAATCTAACTCTATCGGTTATTACCGACAATGACAACCTCTTACGAGGCTTTTTTCTGTTCCACCACACGCTCGGCGATAGTGCTGTTGGCGAGTGCTGTCATATCTTTGACGAACTCGTAGCCGAACTCCTCACGGCTAGCAATAATTCTAATGAGCGAGGAGAGAGCCAAACGCAGGCTGTCTGCTTCGCTGTCGTGAAACGAATACTCGTGAGCGCAAGCCCACAAGTCTGTCAATTTCTCGGTTCGCTTTTCGTGTGCTTCTTTTAGTATGTCGTTCATAATTTCACCTTATCGGTTATAACTCACAAACACAACCTGCCACCTGTAATATATCAACGCAACAAAGTTGAGTGGAGTTATGTCAAGTTCGTTTATCAAAGTTATGTCAAGTCAGTTTTGGTTTTTGATGCGTGCTTATAGCCCAGCAAACCAGCTTGCTTGTTTTCCTATCGTCTAGGTCTAACGGTGGCGGAAGAGCCTAACCAATCGACGGGGCCGGCTCGGACATCACTCCTTGCCCTCAATGTAAAGGTTCAGGTGTTCTTGCCCAATGAAGTTCTCGTAGGCTTCCATTGCCGAACAGCGTTCACAGGTTTCTGATACCTGCTCTCCTTCGTAGGGATTGCCAAAGAGAATATACATAAGTCGGTGCGCCCCAAGTGTTTCTTTGTCAGCGTCAGGGTAATTGGACTTGAGAAACCACTCCATAGTTTCTCGCCACTCTTTGTACTCATCTGTCTCAACGCAGAGGCAGTCTTGATAACGCAAAGCCATAAACAGCTTGCGAGAGATTACTCCCAGTTCTAATGCTTCATCAACAGCGTGGTTCACAGGCTCTCCTTTATCCAACTTATGTCTGCGATAGGTATGTCAAGTTCACGAACTTGGTCTTTGACTAGGTTGAACCAAAGCATTGTGAGAACCGTGTCGGTCACATCAGAGATTTCACCGTCATAGGTGTCACCGCCTTTTGTGCCGACCTCATAGTTCTCGCCAATGAGTTCGTCTAGTGCTTCTTTTGTGAAGTCAGTAGGTGTCATAAGTTCACTTTATCGGTTATAGGTGACAACCACAACCTCAGCAAATCTGAAATCCACCACAGTCCAACAGGAACTCTGCGAACTCCTGAACATTCTCCACATCAAACGGATAACTCGTTCCGAAGTGTGCCTGCGTTCCGTAGCCGTGACAAGCATTGCAAGTGCCGTGTGTGCGCCCGAGAATAATTGCGTTCGCCTCATCTAAGGCTTTCTTGTCCATTCCCATTTCTAAGCCAATCTTGTCCGTGCGAATACCAGTTGAGTTGCACAGGTCACACGACACTCGTGGCAGTTCAGACAACGCCTTGTCGTAGGTCTGCTTGTACTCGGCAGCACGTCCCGTTTTCACATCTTCCAAGAGGCGAAGTCCGAGTGTGCGACTGCTATCGCCGTCAAGACCGTCACCGTCGTTTGAGTGACCGTGTTCCACCTGACCAGCAATGTCGCCGTGTTCGTTGAGGCAGTAGTCCCACAGGGGTCGCCACCACCAAACATTGTTACGAAAGTACTCACCTCGTTCTGAAGTGGCGTTTATTCCGATTACATCCATTCCCATATAAATCTCCTTGAGTAGTAGGTGCTTTCACTTTATCGGTTATTAGGGACAACAGCAACCTGTGTGATAAAAACTTCTATCAGTCAACCGGGGCTGGGGGCTTGGGGGGTGGTTGCCCACCCCCTTTGCCGTCAGTTCAGATGAACTTGGATACTGCCGAGTAGGTGCTTGTGGACACATATTCCTCGTCAGTCATTTTGAGAATACGAATTGCGTTCTCAATCGCTTGGTTGTCCTCTTTGTACGAGTGGTACGGGTAAGGGTTGGTTGGGTTTTCAGGGATACCAAGAACTTTCTTTGATACCTTGATGTCAATGCTGAAAGTCACTTCATCTTCGTTTGTGCGCTTCCAATGGTAGTTACCACTTTCGGTGATGTCGTCAATGGTGACTTTGCCTTGCTTGACAAGAGTGGCTACCTTTTTGGTAGAGTTCTCTTTTGCTGTCTGATACGCCTTTTCCAATTTCTCGTACTCGGCATTTACTTTCTTACGCTCAATGAGCGACTTTTCCAATGCCTCAATCACCTTTTTGGTGGCGACTTTGACATTTATGCTTTGCTGTCTTGCCATTAGGTATATACCTCTTTCTTGTGGTTGTTATTGGCACTATGAACTTTATCGGTTATACCCCATAACAACAACCTGACGAGCAAACTTTCTTGGGAACTTTCTGCCCCCTCTGTGCTTGGTGCGCTTTGTGCGTGCCGTGAGCCCCGCCTGTGGTTTCTACGTTCAGAACAGCCAACGCGAAACCCTGGGCTGCCGCGCTGCCAGATGATGGGCAAAAAAAAGAGGGTGAGGGATTTCTCCCCCACCCCCGACGGATAGGACTAGACCGCTTCGGCGGTTTCGGTTGCGCTGACCGCAAGGTCTTTTACGACAATGCGAGTGTATGGGCTCGGCTTGACTACCGCCGTTTCCACACTCTCGTCAATTTCGCCTGACTTGCGAGCCTTGTCAAACGCTTTTGGCTCTACCGCAGTCTTGGTGACTTCACGGAAAGTTTTTGCGCTGACAAGTGCTTCCAACGCTTGAGCGTCAAAGTTACGACGGACAGCCTCAATGAGCATTACGCTCTTGCCTTCTGCTTCCACAGAGTTCACGCCGTGTTCGGCGTACGCTTCGGTAAGCAATTCCTTCGCAACAGCGACGGCTCGCTCGGCAGACGCTTGCGCCTCTAGTGCGCTGATGTACTGACGAGCAACGGCAGAAAGTTGCTTGGACATATTTTTCACCCCCTTAGGTGTCTTAGTAGGTAACACTCAATTTATCGGTTATAGGCGATAATCACAACCTCGCTAGAAAGATTTATTTGCGTGTGTTACTCGGCGGTAACTTGCGAAGCCGAGTGCCAGAAAATCAACCTCAGGGACTGCATCTGGCAGCCCAGCGATCAGAATAGGCTGTCTTGTCCTAGTGACTTGTCTTTCTGTCCTGCTAGGCAGAAATCGTGGACATAGCGGTAGTGGTCTGTGACCTGCTCAGCCATAGAGCGGGACGTTCCTTTCACCCAGCCAGTCACCATACGAAGGCATTGCGCTGATTTGATATCTATTGGTTGACGACAGAGTTCGCACGAGTAGAGGTTGTATCCATGTCCCGACATACCAGTAGCTTACACGATCCATATACAAAGATCAACGGTGGCGGAAAGGAATACAACGGGGCTCTCCTCGACGCCTGGCCGGTTCTTCAGCAAACAGGTTGTCGTTGCTATTTATAAGCGATAACGTTTACGTCATGACAACCACAATCAAATACCCTGACATATCCATTGACCTAGTCGGCGAGGATGGGAATGCATTCGCTATTCTCTCCCGTTGCAGGCGCAAGATGAGTCGTGCTGGTTTACCTGACGATGAGATTGCATTGTTCACAACAGAGGCGACGGCTGGCGACTACGACAACTTGCTCTCCACAGTAATTAATTGGTTTTCGGTAAACGGGTTGTGATTAAGACTTATAACCGATAGATTCGAATCATGACTAACTACACAACCAATCCATCATTAGAAGCAATCACCGCAGTCGGGAATATTCTTGACGCAATGTCCGTAGAAATCAAACAGATTGATGACGAGGACAACGTTCTACTTATCACAGAATTAAACAGAATCTTTGACGAGGTGTTCAACATTCAAGAAGCATTGTTTAAACAGTGGACTAACGCTGTCAGCGCTTCAATCTTCGAGATGCGAAAGGCAAAGTAATGGGACTCGACAACATGCCAACAGCGTACCCGTGCCGTACTGGCAACACAGCGGTGCTTACTCCGATCCGTGACAGAGACGGGAAAGCGCTCCTCGAAGAAGACGGATCAGTCTCGACGAGAGTGGATTGCGGGGCCACACAATCTGCCGGCGGATGCCCGTACAAGAACGCCCGTAGACAGGACGGCATGGACAGCGGGGAAGTACATGGAATGCTCGGAACTGACTGTTGGTACAGAGGCAAGTACGGCAATCACCTGATCAGACTGCTCGGTCTCAATGACGATGAATTCAATTTCTATGGCGAGAACGATGACGCCACACATAAGACTCCTGCGGAGTGCATGCAACTCGCAGAGTTCCTGGAAGAGGCTTGGTATGAAAAGGGTGCGATCGTAGACAACGGCGTAGACCTGAACGACGACGTGCGTCATGCCATTTGGTATCTGCGCTGGTGCGCAAAATTTGGGGTGGGAATGGATGCGTGGTATTAATCCCATTTGCAAGTTGTAACGGTGGCGGAAAGGTCCTATCCTGACGCCTACAAGTATTAATTACATTCACATTTAAAGGAGCAATCATGAATATCGTCTCAACAGACAAAGCAGAAGCAAAGTTCACATACGCACGTAACGAAGATGGCAAGATCAATCTCGGGGCGTACATCGGCCAGAAAGTGCTCTTCTCAATTCCAGACATGGACATGAAAGTGGAAGGCACGGTTTCAGATGCACGCGTTCGTTATGGTCACCTAGATCTTTTGGTGGAGCCGACAAAGGGAACAGGATCAAAATGGTTTGAACGCAAGAACGTTTCAATACCTGAAGATCCAGCTCAAGTCGGGGCTGCGCCAGAGATGTCGATCGACCGAGCCATGGACATTGTCAACTCGAAGTGGTTCAGTTCACTCGAAAAGAAATTCCGAGACCGAGTTGGTGTTGACGGTTATAACGGATAACCTGTAGTCAATATCAACCACAAACCAAAGGACCTACTATGCCTAACTGGTGTTATAACTATGTCACTGTCAAAGGTGACCCCAAGGAACTTCGTCGCCTTGTAGAGGCAATGAAGATTACCGAAAAGAACAAAGAGGGTAATGACTATCAGACATTTGGTCTGAACCATCTCTACCCATGTCCTACAGAATTATCTGAAACGCAAGCCGCATTCGGTCACGCAAATAGCCCTGAACACGAACAGCAGATGAAAGACAATCTTGCCAAGTTCGGTCACAGGGACTGGTACGACTGGGCTCACGAAAATTGGGGAACCAAATGGGGTGCATGCCAAATGGAAATGGACGAAGGCAACCTCGATGAAGAGAATGGCTCGTTGCACTTTCACTTTGAGTCAGCGTGGTCTCCAGCCAATGGGCTAATGGAGCGCATCTCGGGTTTATTTCCTCAACTCATGTTCGGAATGCATAACACCGAGGAAGCAAACTTCTTTGCTTGCTGGTTCGTATTCCATGATGGCAAGACAGTTGCCGAAGGCGACATGCCATGCGACCCACCTGCAGAGGTGCAGGCGAAGTGGGAGAAGATGGAAGAAGACGGCAAGGAAGACGACATGTGGGAAGAGCAGTCCGAGTTCCAAAGCGACCTCATGTGGGAACTAGAAGAGTCAGCCGACAAAGCACTCAAGGAACATTGGGAGAAGGTGATGGCATGATGACCGACAAGAAAACTCCGTCCGAAATTCTTCAGCACATTGACAGGGTGCTGATGAACTTGGATGACAAGTACGACAAGGACGAAGGTCAAAACGGTCAGCAACTCGACGACCTGATGACGGGGCTGGGAGAGTGGTCCCACATGGCTGACATCATGCTTAACTCGAATGAACCCGCACTGCTGGCGATTCGTGCAATTATCTACGGACTCGAAGGAGAGCAATGGAACGATGGGCAGGTGCTTCGATGCTGTTGGCTCATCATGTCCGCTTTCGGTCACGCGTCAGATTTCCCCGAGAACTATGACTGGGACTCTCTATAAATAAAAGCCACTACGGTGGCGGAAGAGGTTGTGAGTGCATGTTATAACCGATAACCTTAGTACCATGACTACGACAGAAAAAAAGTTCATGAATGCACCACATGAAGATTGGTGGGTTTGCGATTGCGGTAATCAGCCTGACTATGACGGGTTCTACTCTTGCAAGTCCGATGGGGCTATTGTCTCGCCGATTGAAAATGGTGACTGGAACGGAAACAACTTTGTTTGTCTCCGCTGTGGAGTTATTGTCAATAATTACAACTTAGAAATTATTGGCAAAGCAAGTAAGCAAGTTCAAGAAAAAAACGACAACTACGATTGGAGCAATTACTAATGTCCGTCAAATCAAAAACAAGCGTCATCTCAAAGCGTTTAAAGGTCTACCGTGTTGAGGCTGGACTATCCCAGCAAGCACTTAGTGACTACGCTGGAGTGGATCGCAAGACCGTGAACCGAATTGAAAACGGTCACTTCTCACCAAACATTGAAACACTCTTGCGCCTTACAACGGCTCTTGATGTAACACCTGCAGAAATCTTTGAGGGGATCTAATGCGTATCCGACTAGTTCACACATCAGACCAATACACCAAATTACAAACTGGTGACATGGGAACGATTATTTCAGAAAGCACAGACCCATGGGGCGACATCGTCGTTTCAGTTAAATGGGACAACGGCTCATCACTCTCCCTCATTGAGGGAATAGACCAATACGAAAAGGTAGGTGCATAATGTCAACAAGATCAATCATTGCAGAGCCAACAGCAACTGGATGGCAAGGGCGTTACTGTCATTGGGACGGTTACCCGCAAGCAAAAGAGTCAGAACTCTTCTTGCTAGTTGTAAGAGATGGAATTGACAAAGTTCGTCAGACCATCATCCATGATCACCTGTCGTGGTCTTGTATAGATCCCGACAAGAAAGAACTCGGACCTTACGACTCTGACGGACGCTTTAAACTCGTAGAGGGTTACGGCGTTGCACATCTAGACATGGAATCAGATGAGGGTTTGTTCACCGATAAGGATTCTGATTTCGCATGGGCAGAGTACCTCTACATCCTCAAAGACGATTGCTTAGAGATGTACGACATGGGTGGCGAACTACTCGGCACACGAGAGTGGGTCTTCCCACGAGTGATGGCATGAAATACAAAGACGCCATTGCGTTGCTCTCTACCTACGATCAAGAGGAAGAAGTTTGTATCTCTTGGTGGGGTAGGGAGCTCTTTGAAGATCCAGAAGGCGAGCCGATCTCTAACGAGTCATGGGCTTACGCTGTTGCAGAGTACGACCGTGAAGAAGGATACGACCACATGAATCAAAAGATGTGGGTTCTCATCAATGGAGCCATTCAGGACGCCGAAGATGACGGACAAAACACTCTGGGCCAGTGATGCTCCGGGGCTGCAATGCGGCCGGCCGGCGTCTTCAGACTACTTTGTAGAAGCAGTAAGCTGCCACTTCCACTTCATGTGCATGTCTTGGCGTTCTGCCAAGAAGTTAGCAATGCTCTGCTGGTTCTCTTTGACAGCCAAATCAAATGCGGTCATGATGTTCTCCAAGACGGCATTGTTCATTTTCAAAAGAGCTGCTGCCATCGGCTGCTCCGTTGGAGTCCCGGGATCAACATCTGAGATGCCACGGAGGGCGGAGAGTCTCGAAAGGGTAAACGGGGCGTACGCGCCGAGCTTCCGGATGTTCTCTGCAATCGGATCAATCGAACTGTCAACATCTTCGTATATGTTGGCGAACAACTCATGATACTGAGCGAAGTCTTGACCCTCGACATTCCAATGGAATCCGTGCGCGGTGAACTTCATAGTTACGGCATCTCCAAGCAAACTTTTGAGCGCAGCTACCAAATCCATTTATATCTCCAAGTTCATACGGTGGCGGAAAGCAACACAGTATTGATGTTTACTACCTATAAGAGAGTACCACGAGACATCACCCGGGGCTGCATCGCCGGCCTGGCCAGATCTTCAGATAAATCTATCCGCATGTGTTGCAATGATGATTTATATCCGATAACTTTAGAAGTAACCACTACGGCCATCTAAGGCCTATAGCAGACAAGGAAACAGCGTGACTCTACGAACACGTATAACAGAAGCCCATATCGAAGATGTCAATCGACAGTGGTGGGCAATTGCGGAACAAAAATTTGGAACAAAATTTAAAGTTCCGACCGAAGAGCATAATCGACACAGCTCCTACATACGTGCGCTTTATTGTCTACAGAAATGGGATGGGAAAGGTTCCGCCGTCCCCACCCTGGTTTACTACAACATTCCTGAAGACGTCATTGCCGAAGTCGTCAAGATCTATTGTGGCGTCGAGTTGAACGTTGAAGACGTTCTCGAAGAGACGAAGACAGAGAAGCGCGCTGACAAGTGGGATGCATTTATACGGTGGTCGAAAGGGCACCTATTCGAGCAGTTCACTACAGAGCAGCTTGCCGAAGAATGCGGGTTCTCATACCCGACGACCCTCAAGTATCTTCAGGAGTCCCCAGTGTTTCGAAAAATCAAAAAGGGCCTATGGGAAGTTCGAGACCCGAAGTCAGACAAACAAGTTGACAAAGCTTCATGATCACTGCTATCAATTGCAGTAATCTGAAAATGCCCGGCCACAGCCGGCGCCAGGAGTGGTTGCCTGGTGATGGATGCCGTCCTCCAGTTTTTTATTCCTTTCTGGCTGGAGGATGGATCCATGCTTATCGCATTAAGACGCGGTCCCAGATGCGTGCGAATTGCACCGCGGTGACGATGATGCCAACTTGTCGCCATGTGAAGCTGAAGTTGATGACATCCGCATCACGTAGAACCCGCAGGGTTAGAAACGCGAGCGCGGTGTACAAGCAGTTACTTACAGCCCATGACATGAAGCCAGTAAGAGCAGTTCCGCTGCCGGCTTCGAAATCATCATCAAGGTCCATCTCGTGGTCCGGTGGCGGCCAGCTACTCATTGGTCTACGCATTCTTGCCAACGATCTGGTGAACGCGTTGACGGCTAAGCTCAAACTGATCAGCGATCTGACGAAGCGACTGTCCGCTCGAACGAAGATCAAGTATCAACGAGTTGCGCTTAACGTTTGTCGCTGGGCCAGGCTTGAGTGGTCCCCACTGCCAACCAGAAATTCCTTCGAGCTCAGAAATTCGGGGCTGAGGAAGCAGTCCCTTCTTGCGGCGCTGACGCATGTAGCCGACCCAAGCTCCAAGGGTGACCTCACGTCCATCGACTACCTCGACATGAGCAGCCGGCACATCGCTATGCAGCTCTCTCGAAGAGAATTGAATAAGTGCTTTTTTATAAAGTTCGAACCTGGTGTTGTTGTCCATAGAAAGTACAATAGTGCAAACAGTTATCTTGAAGTGTGAAAATCAAACAAGATTTTATAAATTATATTTAATGGAACTCTTGACCCATATTAAAAGCTGCTACGGTGGCGGAAAGCAATGAGAAAAGGCAAGCGCATGGTCATACGTAAAGACTTCGACGAGGAGTACCCGGGTGAATCAGAGAAACATGCGCGCATGGTTGCAGAGGATCCCAACATACTGTTTGTTGCCAAGAGCGATGAGGGCGTAGTCATTAAGGGAATAGTGGTACCTGGATCATCGATCGATAATGAAGTGGGTCCGGTATTATTCCCCGGGGCTGAAGATGACACCGTTCTGGCTGCGTTCGCTCAAGAATTTATTCAGGATATGGCAGAAAAGATCGCGCTGATAGATTCTGAAACTGGGCAGGAAATAGCATGGGAAATGTTCCTGCAGATGGCTTCAGAGAAAGCCGGCGATGAGTACGAAGATAACCCACCCAACAGAGATTTCAATCTCGGATAACAAAGGAAGAAAATGAGCGCACCTACATTTGTCAGCTGGAACCAATCCGCACGCGACAAGACGAGTCGGATATTCACGACACCACACAGATCGAACTATTCCCTCAGCGCGATGCGGGGCGTCATTGACTCGATGATCATGATGTTCTGGGGTAAGTCAGATGACGTACTACTACTGCGCGACCAGATGGAACAGAGCTCACTACGTAGAGAGTACTGGCACACCCTAGGATCAAAAGCTGTTGCATACGCTCAGCATCTGGGGATGGTAAACGGGGCTACACCGGAGCTCGAAGCCGGCGCGATGGCTGATCTACTGTGTCGCAAGCAGCACGACTATGGTCACGAGAACATTGCTCGCTTTGGCTTCCAAGGTCTACTCGTCAGAGTCCATGACAAAGTTGCGCGGCTAGAGAACTTGATCAACTCAGATAAATCTCCAGAGAACGAATCAATCAAGGACAACCTCCTTGACGTGATTGGCTACTGCTGTATTGGAATGATGCTTGAAGAAGGAACCTTCCTTCTTGCATTAGAAGCATGAACGGTGGCGGAAGAGAAAGAAAAAGGCCCCCGGGGAGCTATTCGAAACCAGGGCCACCTACAGAACCCGAATTCATAAAGCTCAACCCGAGGGCTGCATTACATCCGGAGATAAGGGAAAGGAAACGTATCTCCGAACAAGATAAGGTTACCAGTGGGTATGTAACAATCGTGTAACTTTTTCAAAAAAGTTTTCAGAAGTGTTGTGTCTAGCGCGACCAAGCTGCTACGGTGACATCCACATAAATCGTTGGCCAAACGACCTACAAATTCCTATGAAAAACCGCCAAAAATCTGGGGTCTAGTTCCTGCTGCCTTGACTTAAAAAAGTGCAAAAGGTTTCCCCCAGACCCCCTTCCAAAGTGTTTAACCAGAACAGCGTCCTGAAAGGATTTACCGTTGAGTGACCATAACGACCAGTTGTTCCCTCCTACTAACGAGAGCAACGATGGCGGAATGAAGAAGCGCAGGCCGAATAAAAAGGCGACAGAACTATTAAGTTCTCTCAGACAAAAAACTTCCAAAGTCAATCAACTTGATATTGAAGACATCATCTCCCACTGGATGGAGATCATGGACAAGAAGAAGCGCCCAAAAATAAACGAAAAAACTTTTTGTCTTATTGGTGCAGCGATATACGACTACGGCATGGAGACATGCAAGCTAGCCATAGATGGATGTAGCTACTCAGACTTCCACATGGGGAGGAACAAGCAGAAGGTTGTCTACAACACCCTAGAGCTAATCTTCAGAAATGCCGAGAACACTGAACGCTTCGCCGGCTATGCTACCTAGATGACCAAAGACGAAGCCCTAGAACTAATCCGAATAGTCCACTACACCTACAACCAAACACTCATCCGCAAAGATGAGATCGAAATAGGTAAAGCCTGGTACCCGTACATCCAAGACCTAGAACTAGAAGAAGCACGCCTCGCCTTCGTAGATCTATCCATGGAATCTACTTACCAACCAAAACCAATGGACATTCGTAAGGCAGCAATTAATGCCCGTACAAAAGTACCCAAACCACCATTACCCAACTTAGCTTGGGCAACTTTTCAGAACCTCATAAAGAACGCCAATAATGGTGCCCACACTCCTATAGAGGTACACGAGTGCCTACGCAAAACGCTAGACAGCCTAGGAGACACCGCCTACACCATGCACAACCAGTACGACCAGAAACGCTTCGAAGCAATATACGAAGACGCCGTTCTGCAGTACGAACGCAAACTCTACAAAGTCTAAGGAGCCACAACCGCCAACAACAAAAGTTGAAAATTTCCAAAAAACGGCCGCGAGCGCGAACTTTTTTCTCCTTTTTCCTTACCTTTTGTTTGGGCTGTGATAGTTTTCCGTCATGAAACGAAACGTCGGTCGTCCTCCTGTTGAGCCTTCTAAGGACTTTTCTACTCTTACTCTTCGTGTGTCTGCTGCTTTTAAGAAGCGTTTGATGGTTCAGGCTGATGCTTATGACATGACTTTAACGGAATACATCAAGACTTTGGTTGAGCGAGATGGGGCGTAAGGCTAAGAAGGTTAAACACCTTGATAGCTTTTTCAATATTGTTCTGAGGGTTAAGGGCAGGGATAAGAACGAGATTATCTCTTATGCCAATAAGTTGGATATGTCCCTGTCTGATTTCATCCTGTATGCCACTTGGGTGTTTATCTTGAATGAGAAGGGTTTGCCTGATCCGGGGTCTGCCCAGTTTGCTATTCCTTCTCCGGCTGATGAGCTTAGGTCTTATCTTTCTGGGGAGATGCTGTTGAAGCCTTGTGGTCAGCGTGAGTGCGATATGAAACGGGTTGCTGTAGGTGGTATGGAGTTTTGTAAAACTTGTAATATCCGTATAGGCTGATCTGTATGGATTGGATGAAGAATGATGATCTGTTCTTTAAGGAATTGGAGGCTGGTCATTCTTGGGCGCAGTATGTTGCTGATCGTCTTAACTCTTTGGATGTAGCTTGCTATGCGACTGATATGGAGAAACGTAAGTCTCTTTCTGATAGGGCTAGGTTCCGCAATGAGAAGGATGTTGTTCTTACGAAGATGTCTGGTTGTATTGAGGTGAAGTCTCGACGTCTTAGGTTTTCTGATGTTCCTAGTTCTTTTCCTATGGATTCAGCGTTTGTCGATACTGTTTCTGGTTGGGCTCGTAAGTCTCCGCGTCCTTTGGCTGTTTGTGTTGTAAGCCAGTTGACTGGTTCTATTCTTGTTATTCCTGTTTCTTCTGAGGATAGTTGGGGCAGTGTTACTAAGTTTGATCGGGTTCGTAAGATTGAGGAAACTTGGCTTACTGCTGATAGGCGTTTGATGAAACCTTTTGCTGAGTTCGTTTCTTGGTTGAAGGCTCGTCAGGTTTAATCTTCTTCTTCCTTTTCACCGCATAGGGTTACTGGGATGAATGAGCATCTGCAAGGCTTTCCTGGGAGGGTCATTAGTTTCCCCACATCTGTGCGAGTGTTGGCTTTGTTGGTTTGACGTTTCTTCTTCTTTGTTCTGCTGCTAGTTGTCTTGAGGTTAATCCTGCCCATACACCATGCATATCTGCGGGTGGATATTGCAGTGCGTACTCTAAGCAACGTTCTTTTACTTCGCATCCTTTGCAGACCATTCTTGCTTGTGCAATGTAGGTGATGTCCTTATGTTCTTTGGGGAACATTAGTTTGGTCTTTCCTTTGCATGCTGCTTGATCCATCCACCCTGTTCCACGTATAAACACAGGTTGTTCGAATACGGGTAATTTATAGATATTACTTTTATTTACCAATTTTTCTCCTGGTATTTTTATTGGGAGCAGCCTTCTTGGCTACGTTCTTAACTGTCTGTGTTGACTCCTGTAGGAACCAG